TCGACGCGCTCACCTACACCGAGGCCGTCCCGTCGTTCGGGTCGCTGGTGCGCCAGCGGTATCGCTGGAAGTACGGGCGGTTGCAGGCGTTCTTCAAGTACCGCAGCCTGTTCTTCTCCATGCGGAAGAAGCACGGCTTCGCACTGTCCTGGTTCGCGCTGCCCTACGCGCTGTTCTTGGAGTGCCTGTACATGCTGGAGCCCGTGATCGTGACCGCCGTGCTCGGGGCCGCGATCTGGTTCCGGTCACCGGAGACGCTGCTCTCAGCGGTCGTGCTGATCTCGGCCTATGTGTCGCTGACCATTCTCGGGACCAAGCATCTGTCCTGGCGGGAGAAGTTGGTCTTGTGCCTGCTGTCCCCGGCCATGTACCTCGCGTTCTATCTGCTGTCGGTGGTGGAGTACGCCGCCCTGGTGAAGGCGCTGTGGAACCTGCGGAAGCTCCCCACCAGCATCAGCGAGGACAAGGTGACATGGACATCTCCCGAGCGCAGTGCCGCATGACGCCGCTGGAGTTCGACAGCTACATGGACATGGGCGAGTGGATCAGAGCCAACGGTCCACTCCCCATGGGCCGCGAAGTCAAGGTGGGAGCTCGCCTGGTGCGACCCCACACCTGTACACACGGTGAATGCATCCACACAGATCGGTGATCCGAGCTGGGCTGGCCTCTATCCTCGTTCTAGCCCAGTTGTCCATGCCGCACGCTCAGGCGGTGACCTACGGTCACTGCCCAGGAGAGGGAATCATGCCCAATGTCACGCCTCCGGTCTCCACCAAGACCGTGTTCGACGATTTCGCCGGCCCTGCGTGGTCGAAGCCCAACTCCGCGCTGTGGGCCTTCGACAAGGGGTACGGGTGGCCCAACGGTGAGAGGCAGACCTACACCGACTCCACCGACAACGTGTTCCTCGACGGCCACGGCCATCTGATCATCCGCGCGGTGCAGGATCGGCGGGCGCAGGGCGGCTACACCTCCGGTCGGATCAAAACGCAGGGCAAGCTCAACATGGGCTACGGCCTGACCGAGGCCATGATCCAGATGCCCAGCGGCAGGGGAACCCTGGCGGCGTTCTGGATGCTGGGCAGTGACTACGACGCCGTGGGATGGCCCGCGTGCGGTGAGATCGACATCGTCGAGTTCGTCAACCTGGGCACCGAGCAGGGCTTCCCCGCGCACATGACACTGCACGGGCCGCAGGAGGGGGAGGAGGACTACCGGCTGGCCGGTGCGGGTGAATACGCCGGATTGACGGCGGTCGAGGACACCGGCTTCGACCCGTCGGCAGGCTTCCACCGCTACTGGTGCCGCCGCTCCCCCGACAGCATCACACTCGGCATCGACGAGACGATCCAGGTCCGGTACACCCCGTCGGACCTCCCACCGGGCGCGGCCTGGGTGTTCAACGACCGGCCCGCGTTCGCCATTCTCAGCCTCGCCGTCGGCGGCGGCTGGGCAGGCAACCCCGACTCGCACAGCCATTTCCCCAAGGAGATGGTGGTGGATTGGTTCCGCTACACGCCGTAGCCATTTGACATTGCCTGCTTTATTCGGCATTCTGGTCCGGTACGGAAGGACAAACCCACCGAAAGGACCACCAACCACATGATCAAGTCTCTTGCCCTCGCTCTGGCCACCGCTGCCGCGGGCGCCGCCGTCATCACCGCCCCGACCGCCGCTGCCGAACCCGGCTGCGTGACGCAGCCCTGGTGGCGCGGCGAGATCATGCGCATGACCACCCGCATCCTCTGCGATGGGCCGATGCGCCCCGACGGGAGCTGGCTGCGCGTGCGCTCGTTCGTCGCCCCGTCCTACGTCGCCAACGGATACTCCTCGTGCTACGGCGGGCGGTACTACAGTTCCTGCACCTACACGTCGCCGCGCGTGGTCCCGGCCTATGACAGCGGCCAGGAGTTCTACACGGTCACGCCCGAGACGGTGCTCCCCGACGAGCCGGGATATATCGCCGGGACGGTCGCGTGAACCCGGCGCAGTGTCTTGCCGCGGCCCTGTTCCTGTCCCTGATGCTCGCCTTCGCGGGCAGCGTCACCGGGGTTGTTCTGCACCAACGCGACAAGCTCCGCGCAGCGAGACCGCTGCCGCACCGATCCGAGGCACCGGTCTACGTCCCGCCGCGGTCGAGGCCCATGCCGATGCCCCGGCAGCCGGTCGTCAAGCACTGGTGCCCCGAGTGCGACTGCACCGACCACACCGTGATGGTGTGGACGACGTTCAATCGCTACATCTGCCGGGAGTGCATGGACAACGGCGGCTATGCCCACGCAGGAAGCCCGGTCGCCAAGCGCGAGGACATGCTGGCCGACTAGCTGGTCACGACACACAGAAGCCCCCGACGCCCAGTGTCGGGGGCTTCTGCTGTGGTCGGATTAGGTGATGACGATGGCCGGGTTGGTGCCGCCCACCAGACCGGCGACAGAACCAGCCGTGATCGCGGCGGGTCCAGTGATCTGCCACGGTCCTGTTCCGGTCACCGTCCAGGCCGACTCGGGGATGCCGTCGTCCACCGCGCCGATGGCCGTCTTGAGAACGGTGTCGGTCGCGTCGTAGGCAATCTGGCCGGTCTCGATGCCGCCGACCCGCAGCGTGAAGTCGCCCGAGGTCGGGGCACCGGAGATGGTGACCGTGGTGACCTTGGCCTCGTCCTGTTCGGGAGCGACATCAGCGGCCGGCGCATTCGCGGGACCGCCGAAGTAGAAGTCGGGATCGACGAACTTGCCCGCGATGTCCAGCGGCTGCGGCTCCCCGCCCGTGGTGGCCTCGGGAGGCGCGACCGGGGTGCGGAACAGCGTGAAGTGCGCTTCCTTGCCCACCGGCACCAGCAGACGACCGGGAGTGCCGTTGGCGTCGATGCCCGCGACGTTGTACGGGCCGCGACCCCACTGCGGCATCGCCAGCGACATGCCGCTGAGCGTGAACGTCGAGATGGCGGCGCCGATCTCGATGTTGCCGAGGGTGAACTCCTTGGCGCCGATGAGCATGTAGCCGTAGCTCTTGCCCGAGGACGACGAGGAGAAGATGCTGTCGGTGTCGGGGACCGGGCAGTCGTCCTCGCCCTTGCCGCCGGTCCAGACCTCCAGCGCCACACCGAAGTCGGCCTCGACATCCTCACGGTCTTGGAAGCCGATGGGGTTGTCCTCGTAGTCGAGGACCTGGGGCCAGCCGTTGAGCAGCGAGATCAGGCCGGTGTTGACGTTGCAGAGCACCGCCTCGACGTTGTAATGCTTGCGGGTCGGGGGCGTCCGGTCGGTGACGCAGACCTTGCCCTCGGCGTTGGTCTGTTCCAGCTCCTCCGCGTCCTTCATCACCGGGGAGATCGTGACGGTGACGAAGCCGTCGGTGATGATCCGGTTCTGGGGACCGGAGATGGGCAGGCCGCAGCTATTGATCTTGGTCGCGCGGAGCTTCAGCCCTTTGACGACGGGGAAAACGGACATTTTGTCTCTGCCCTCCGGTTAGCACTTCTGGGTATGGATGGTCGGACTACGAACAGTCAAGAGGATCGCCGTGCAATCTCAGGCACCGCCGGGATCGGCGGGTGGACGGTACGGCGGCGGGGCGCTGTCGGTGGGGTTGTACTCCTGCGGGACCTCGACAGTGGTCTCCTGCCCGCCGTTCTTCTTCTTCGCCCGTGACCCGGTGATGAACCCGACGACACCCGCGATCACGGCACTGACCAGCGACCCGATCAGTGCCGCCAGAGTGGCGGTGATGTTGCTTCCCGACCCCTGGATGTGCGTCTCCCGCCAGTCCAGCGTTGCCTCCACGACGGCGAAGCTTCCCGCTCCGACCAGCAGCAGAAGGACAATGGCCACGGTCACGGTGAGGATCACCGTGACCAGCGACCGAACGTCAGGCTTCATCGTGCTACTCGGGTGTCACGCCTTGTCGGCGTCGTCCTCGACAGCTTTGGTCGCTGCGGGCTTCTTCGGCGCCGCCTTGGCCGGTGCGGGCTCGGCCACGGCCTTGTTCGGGCGTAGCGGGCCGGTGATGGTGCCTCCGGTCGCGTGCGCGGTGGCCGAGACGTTCGGGTCCGCTGGCCGGTTGCCGCCGGGGTCAGCCGCCGCCACCAGGGCGTCGGCGTGGCCGGTGTCCACCTTGCTCGGGGGACGCTTGTCGTGCCCCTTGCCGTCGAGCAGACCGGCCTCGCGGGCGTTGCCCTCGGGGACGCGGTACATCCGGCGCGGCCCGCTGCGGGTCAGGATATCGACCAGCTCGGGTGGGGTGTGGTCGAGCAGCTTGCGCAGACCAGGGCCGCGCTTCTCGACATCTACGAAGTCGATGACGGCGAAACCCTCATCGACGTAGACGATGACTCCAGCAGGCATGTCGATTCTCCTTACGGTGTAACGGTGGCAGCGCCGACGAGCGCCTCGTAGCCGATGACCAGCGCACGCTCGGCGACGGCGACGAAGAGGTTGTGTTCGTACTTGATGGCCTCGCGGACCTCGATGGCACTGCGCCACCCGAACGGCTGAGACGTGGCGATCACCTGACCGGCAGAGAGCCCCTGAACGTAACCGCCGCCGAACACCCAGCGGTTGCCCATCGGGGTCCGACCGCCGAGGTTGACCCGGCGATCCGCGGCCACCGCCGCCAGGTGCGGGCTGGCGTGCAGGTAGCCCATCGTCCCGGCCTCGGCGAACCTGCCGTCCATCTCGCCGACGACCTTGACGATGTCGCCACTGATGGTGCTTGCCGACCCGCCGATGTCGGCGATCATGCGGGCGGCGAACTCGCGCTCCACCGCCGTCTGCTCCTGCATCAGCAGGGTCTGCTGAGCACGGGCGAGGACTTCGAGCTGGCTCGGCGCGGTCAGATCGCACTCGTCGTATCCCCAGACCACGATGGGCTCGAAGACCGGGAGAGGATCGGGACGGTAGCCGTCCTTGATGTCGTCAGGCTGCGCGCACCACGTCGCGTCCCACACCCCGAAGGCGTGGTGCCCGCCGTAGTTGAACATGCGGATGAGGACGCCCTCGCCCAGGTAGCGCGACGGGCCGGTGTCCTCGGTCCACTGCGTCACGCCGTAGAGGCCAGACGGGCTGGGTTCGAGGAACGGCGGGTCGAACCACACCGCCGGCAGCGGCGCCGCGGCGCCGAGGGTGTCGGGTCCGCGGCCTGTCTGATCCGGCGGGACGTATCCGGTCGTGGTCAGGGTCTGCGTGACCTGGCGCGTGACGGGGTCAGGCGGCTGGATCGCCGGGGCTGGCGGGGCCACCACCGGGTTGGTCGCGGGAGGTTCCGGCGTTTCAGGCGGTTGCGTCATTCGTCCATCCTCTCAGAGCCGAGAGGCGGGTGATGTGAGCCAGGTACGCCCTCACATCACCCGCCTGACTTGGACCTTACCGGCTACGGAGTAGCGGTGTTGCAGGCAACCGTCTGACGGGCGCCCACCGCGCCACTGACGCAGATCGGGACGGTGACCAGGATGGACTTGTTGCAGCGCTTGCCGACAGCAATCGCGTCCTCGGTGAAGAACTCGGTGTAGCGGTTGACGACCAACTGCTCCTTCGGGTACATCACGCCCATCTCGATGACCGGCTGAAGCGACCGGAACCACGTCCCCGCCGGGTAGAGCAGCAGGTCCACGGTGGCAGGCCATTCCTTGGTCGCCAGGTTGCCAGGCTTACCGGCAGACCGGGTCTGCCAGTCACCGACGAACTGCAACGCGATGTTGCGGGCCGTCAGCCAGCCGCTGATCTGCGCGTCGCCGACCGCGAAGGTGTCGGTGCCCTCCTGGTAAGCCAGGTCGGCGCGGATCACCTCGTAGAGCCACGACGGCGCGACGCCCTCGATGGTGGCGGTGCGCGACAGACCCTTGTCCAGGCGCAGGTTGGTCGCCATCAGCGCGATGCTGTTGAGGACCGACCCCGCGGTGCCCAGAGTGCCCGCCTTGTCGATGACGATGGCGCTGCCGGAACCGGCCACCATGTCGTTGACGGTGCGACGGCTCAGAGCGCGCATGTGCTCCTGAGCCAGCGAGCGCAGGAACCACTCGATGGATTCCGGCCAGCCCTGCCGTTGCAGAATGCCCGCCTCGACGCAGTACCCGACGGCGTTGAGCCGCAGTTCCTCGAACTGGTCGGGGCACGGGATTTCGACGCAGTGCTTGATCGCGGTCGGATCGCCCTGCGCGTCCACGGCCTCCAACTGAGCCTCGGTGAAGAAGAACTCGAAGCTGGTGAAGATCGCCGACAGGTCAGGCTCAACCGGCCACCGGATACCACCGCGCCGGATCGCGATCTCGGGGAGCGAGATCAGGTCGGTGGCCTCGGGAACGTCGCAGAAGGTGTAGATCTGCTCGGACGGGGCGCACCAGCCACCGGCAGCCGTGAGGCTCTGAGCGGTGACCCGCTCGCCGTTGGGCAGGAACGACGTGGACCGCTCGATCTCGGCGACGAGCTCGTGGCTGTCGTCGATGACCTTCAGCTCGCGGCTGATGGTGGCCAGCGACTGCCGCCCGTACTCGCCCACGCTGGGCTTGGAGCGGCGCCCTACACCGTGACCCTTGGTCACGCTGTCGAGTGCCAGACCCAGCTCCTTGAAGCCGACCTTGCCCTCGCGGTAGCCGGGGGCGCCGGGGGACATGATCCAGCCCGGTCCTTCCTCGACCGCGGGAGCGTCGGTGGGACCGGCCCCGGCGAACGTCACCGGCGCCTTGGCCGCGGCGGCGACCGGCTCGGCTGCCTCCTCGACGATGGCCTCGGCCTCGGCGACGATCTCGGATTCAGCCTCGGGCTCCTCCGCAGCCGGCGGCGTGGTCGCCGTCTTGGCCCGGTTGAGCGCCTCGGCCACCTTGGTGGCATGGTCCTCGGCTTCGGCGACGGCCTCGTCCTTGGCGGTGTTGAGGGTCTCCACCGCGTCGATGAGCGCATTGAGTGCGTCCACATCGTCGAGGGTGAGGTCCTCACCGGCTTCGGCACGGGCCTGGATGACGTTGATGTCCTTCTGAGCCGTATCGATGAGAGCGTCCAGCTCCTCGACGGTGGCGGGAAGGGTATCCGGCAGCTTGAACTTCACTGCGAACTCCTTGTCTCAGTTGCGGGTACAGCGAAAGCGATTGCTCCCCGGCACAGGCCCGTAGCCACCAGACAGGAAACTCTCTGTCCGCAGACACTAGATAGGCGGCGTGCAGAGGCTCTAGGACTGCTTGCGCGTGAGGCGTTTGACGGTGCCGCCGCCCGCCTGACGCACCTCGGTACGGGCCTCGACCTGCGACAGGAACGGGGGATCGCCCTCGGGCGGCACCTGGGTGCCGTCAGGCAAGATCACGATGAACCCGAGGGTCTCACCGTTGTGCGTCGCGAAGTTTCTCTTGCTACAGCCGCAACTCATGCCTGCTGCCTACCTTTCTTGGCGTAGAACGCGGCCAGCGCGTCTATCCGCTTGCAGAGTTTGCATCCACGCCGCCTGCCCTGCTTGTCCCAGGTGCAGTTGTCGTCGTTCGTCAGATCATGCCCGCGTTTGGTGCAGACGGTAAGCCGTGCGCGGCGAGAATTCTCAGCCGGTGTAACCGGCTCCAGATGTGTGATCTCGACGCACAACGTGTTACGGCACAGGTGATCGATCTCGTGCCCGTCAGGGATCGGCCCGACAAGCTGCTTGTAAATCCAACGATGAGCAACCGTGTGTGGATCACTGGCCTTGGTCCCTGGATGGAAATACCCGTAGGTGGACTTGGTTCCCGCAGTCATCCCCGTCCAGACGAGGCACGCACCCTCCCGCTTGACGTGTCGGTAAAACCGTTCAATCGGTGGGGTAATGGGTACTGGCATGCACCAAGTCTACGTCAGCACTTCTTCTTCGGCTTGCGCTTCTTGCGCATCTTCGCCAACGTCTCCAGCACCTGATCACGCGGCGAGAGCGGTGGGCCGACCACCTCGACGGCACGGGCGAGGACCTCGGCGCGTCGCTGAGCGAGGATCGCGGCCTTCTCCTCGGCGAGCACCTGGGCGCGGTCCTCGTCGATGGCCTCGCGCAGCACGGCCTTGATCTGCTCGGCGGTGAACAGCCCGCCACGACGGTCCTTGGAGCGCGGCCCGACGCTGGCCACCAGAGCGACGTTGCGACCGTCGTCATCGACGCGGCCCATCGCGGCGAATCCCGGCGTGTTGACCGACAGGGCGGCGATCAGGTCCAGTCCCTGCCCGAAATCGCGCCAGTCACCGCTCAGCGGCGCCGACAGGCCCATCTCGATCTGCTCGGCGGTGGCCCACGGGGCGGCGACACCGGAGAACCAGATGCCGTGGCGGTCCTCGCCGACGCGCACCAGCGCGAAGCACGCCCCGGTGTTGTCGTAGTGGGCGGCGGCGGGCGCGGCCCGCAGATGGGGATCGGCATGTCCGGTGCCCACCGTCAGGCGTCCGACCGGCAGCCGGGAGCCGTTGTCGAGCTTCACCGACGGGCTGGTGTGGAAGTGGCTGTAGTTCGACGGGCTGCGCGGCACCATGACGCACTCGGTCTGGATGGAGCGGTGGCACTGCCCGAACACCGCCAGGTGACCGAAGATGCGCCCGTTCTCGTCCATCGTCGGCAGTGTGGGACCGGAGAGCTGGGGATTGTCGAACAGCGCGTGGTCGTAGACGCGGGGCCGGAAGTCCTCGGCGGCGCTGGCCACCAGGGCCACCGACCGCGACTCGCGCTCGGCGTTGAGGGTCAGCGCGGTGCCGTCGAAGGCCGGAGTGGCGACCAGCGTGGTGCCGATCAGTTCGGCCTTGGTGAACGTCATCAGGACCTGCTCACCACTATCCATCCGGTCCCAGAGGTCCTCGCCCGCGATCTCGGCGCCGCTCTCGTCGGTGTAGGACCACTCGGCGGCGGCGAGATCGACGCTCGGGCCGGTGACGCCGTGCGCGATCAGGTCCGCGGCCTCGTCGGCCTCGGGGCTGTTGAGCAGGTAACCCGACGCCCGCACGACATCGCCGTCGAGGACCGCGCTCTCCATGACACCGACGGTGTAGGAGTCCATGTGGCCCTCTTTGCTCTGCTTGCACCACATGATCGGGAGCGGGAACGAGCGGAACGAGAGGTTGATGCCGTTGGCGAGCATCCGACCGTCGCTGGTGGGCTTGCCGATGTGGGCGATCACCGAGTCGGTGAAGGTGCGGTACAGATCGCCCGCGTC